ATATCACGCAAGCTGATGAAAGACTGGAACGAGGAGGAGAAGGCTCTGCATGCTAGGCATGGGGCGATGGTAAAAGAGGCGTGTGCGCTTGGCTACGTTTTTAGTTTTGACCGCGACACTTTGAAATGGATCGGTCGGTTTGCGCCACAACGTCCGTGGGTTGGTCTGACGGATGAGGAGATTGAAGATGTTTTTTGTGATGTTGCAGACGGCGACTACCTAAAGACAGGAAGGCTACTCGAAGCCAAACTCAAGGAGAAGAACGCATGACCTGTGAAAAACCCTGCAATCTTTGCCCCTGCGTGCCAACTACGCCCGAGTTACATCGAGGAATTCTGCGTAGTGTGTACGACGCAATCAAAGCGTCGGGTGGGTTTCCGTGCCACGACAGACACCCACAAGCACACGCGCTGACCAAAGAGGCAATCGGTAACAACGGCCTTTTTCATACGACAGACTGTGTTGGGTACAAACATTTTGGTTTGGCACCCCGCGCTCAGGAGAAGAACACATGAAACCAAAATTTTTACAACTACTTGAAACCTGCATTACTGATGGAGTAGTGCTTGGGCACAAAAGGGCATACAAGCACAACGATGCGCCTTGTGAATCGGATATTAACCAGTCGATCATCAATGAAGTGCTTAACGAAATACACGAATGGTTTGATTTTGAAGACGAAACAGCCAAGGAGAAGAACGGATGACACAAACACGCATTGCCGACAACGTTGCATGGCACATCCACCAAGAGGTCAAGAAGCTCAAGAAAGACCCGAGCAAGAACGTGCCGGGAGACAAGCGCATCGATGCGAAGTTCGACGACTGGGCCAAACGCAACGGTGTTAATCTGGCGGAACTTAAAGTGATGAAGGTGACAAGCAAATGACCAGCTTCCTACTTCTCGTGTTAACTTTGTGGCTCGGCGGCATTGTGTTCGTCGGCGTGTGTATGGCAATCGTAAAAGCCCTTGGCTGGCTGGAGGACAACTATGAATGAGCAAAAACCAACTGACCTGAACCCGTACGAAACAATGGTGCGTAACAAAACCATTGACGAGATTGCCGACAGGCTTGAAGCGGAGTTCAAGATACCTTTTGCACAAGATACTGTGGCAAGCTTTGCCGCATGGATTCGGGAGATGAAGCGATGAAACAGGATGAAATTATTGAGATGGCGGCAATCTGTGGGATTATTCCGTGGACTAAGCACGAATACATTGGCGGCAATAGATTTTCCGCTTCGGATGACGGGCTTGATGGTGATATTGCCGCATTGATCCAGTTTGCCAAAATGGTGGAAGACAAGTCCGTTGCCAAAGAGCGTGAGGCGTGTGCGAAGGTGTGTGATGACATGCACGCCGAGTACGAAGGTGCTGATGTGCAGGCAACTTGGTGCGCTGCCGCCATCCGAGCAAGGGGACAAGAATGACCGTCGATCAAAACTCGTGTAAACACCGTTACGTCGAGCACGAAAAAGAGGACAATGGGTATTGGTTCCGTTGTGTGTACTGTGGCAAGAAAATCTTCGGAAAGGTCGGAAGATGAAGTGCCCAGTGTGCGGTGTGTGGACCGTAGTAAAAGAGGCAAGAGAGTCGGTAGTACACAATTACAGAAGAAGGAGAGAGTGCGCAAATGGACACAAATTCACAACCGAAGAAGTTGTCATCCCCGAGGAACAACTCACGCAAGAACGCAGAGATCGTCTTAAGCGTAACAAAAAACCAGTGGTGGCCGTTCGACAGAGTTGACGGCAAGCTACTCAACAAGATCAACAAAGACATGCAACGAGCGCAGGAAGAACCTGCGCCGTTCTGAATAACGTGCGTCCGTGGGCTATAACGGACCATGATGCAAAGCAGTGAATCCTAGTAGATGTGCAACTGTTTTGTAGTGCAAGCGATATAGCAAGGTTTTCAATTTTGTACCTATGTCCACAGCTTGCATTGCTCTCAACCACGAAACGAGGGGGCGTGGAATCTACTTATCCCCCTCGCCATATTTAAGGAGATAGCCATGAAGAAAAAACCGTGGAACACACCACCACACGAGCGTGACAGACGCACAGACGCGCAGAAGATTGCGGACCTAAAAGAAGCGCTTGAACAAATGCGGGATCGTGCCAATACTTGGAAACGCCGTCACGAGGAGATGACCAAGCTTGCCAACGGTTGCCACGAAGATGCCATGCGCTATCGAGTGCTCCGTGCAAAAGAGGTGCTCGTCATGGACGGTGAAGCCAAGTATTTGAGATACGAAGATTTGGATGCGTACTGCGACAAGACGTTGGACGCTAGAAATCCTTGGTGGCAACAACCATCGAAGATGTTTGTGCCAGTCTTCCTGCAACAACAAGCACAGCAAATTCTTCAAAACGAGTTCGACAAAGCATACAGAGAAAGAAACGCAAATGGCATCGACACCGGAAGCGAAAGTCAAGAAGCGGATACGGCAACTGCTGGACATCAAACAGGCGTACTACGCGATGCCGATGGGGACGGGCTACGGGAACTCGGGAGTGCCCGATTTCCTGATATGTCATAGAGGACGCTTCATTGCTGTCGAGGCAAAGGCAGGGACAAACAAGCCCACGCTACTGCAAGAGACACACATGCAACGCATAAGAGATGCTGGCGGTATTGCGCTGGTCATCAACGAGAACAACATCAACGAGTTAGCAGAACTACTGGAAAGGAGTCATATATGAGACGAACAATCGGCGAGACCAAGGAAGCCTTGGAGTTTTTGGAGAAAGTGCAGTCGCTCGACAAGGAGCAACGCGATGAGTTTGCACGCATCGTGAAGATACTGATCCGTTGTTTCACTGAGGACAACGTGCGGGCGATGTTGGTCGTCAATGATGGTGCGCCGCTCACCCAAGTCATGGCGCTGAACTGCGACGAGATGGGTGGCGCGAAGATGATTCAAGGCCTACGCAACTATTTGGAATTCAAAGTCATGGAGGACGCACCTCCCAAGGAGTCTTTTAATTGAGCGCACCATACGACAAGATACTGACCATCGACTTTGAAACGCGGTGGGACAGCAAAGAGTACACACTATCAAAGATGACAACAGAGGAGTACATTCGTGACAACAGGTTCAAAGCTTTCGGCGCATGCGTGCACTGGTACGGAGAAGAAGGTCGGCCTGTTTGGTACAACGGAGAAGACCTCCGCGAATTTCTGGCCACTGTTGATTGGTCTCGCACTGCTGTGCTCGCACACAACGCTCAGTTTGATGTCTCCATCCTATCGTGGGTCTACGGCATCCGACCTGCTTTTATTCTTGACAGTCTTAGTATGGCTCGGGCTTTGCGGGGGGTGGAAGTCGGCAACTCCCTTGCCAAACTCGCAGAAGCGTTTGGCCTCCCGGCCAAGGGCAAAGCCGTGCACTCCACGGACGGTCTCGAAACCATATCGCCGCAAATTGAGAAAGAACTTGCGGATTACTGTGCCCATGATGTGATTCTGTGCGAGGCGATCTTTGGCAAGCTGTTGATCGGATACGACCCAGTCAAAGACGAGGTGCGGGGCATGTACCCCACCAAAGAGTTGCGTCTGATCGACATGACGCTGAAGATGTACACACGCCCACTGCTTGAGCTGGATCGAGAGATGCTCATCAAAGCGTTGGCAGAAGAAGGAGCACAACGTGAAGCGCTTTTATCGAAGCTGGGCGTCGAGGAAACTGCACTGGCGTCGAATCAAAAATTTGCGGACTTACTTCAAAGCCTCGGGGTTGTTGCCCCAACGAAGGTTAGTAAAACTACCGGGAAGCAAACACTTGCGCTTGCTAAAAACGATGCCCTTTTCCAAGCGCTGCTCAACGGCGATAACGAAGACATCCGCCTCCTTTGTGAAGCACGCCTTAAAGTTAAGTCAACGACTGAGCGCACCCGTGCGCAGCGCTTTCTCGACATCTCGGGGCGAGGCGCTCTGCCAGTTCCGCTTTCATACTACGGCGCACTATCTGGTCGATGGACGGCGAGCAAAGGTTCAGCCATCAACATGCAAAACCTCAAGCGAGGTTCGTTCCTACGCAAAGCAATCATGGCACCGCACGGGCACGAGCTTGTGGTCGGGGACTTATCTCAAATTGAGCCGCGAGTACTCGCGTGGCTTGCGGATTACGAAGATATGCTCGGCATCTTCAGGGCTGGCGGTGACCCTTATGCCGCTTTCGGCGCTCAGATGTTCAACATACCGGGCCTTTCAAAAGACAGCCATCCAGACCTTAGACAGTCTGCAAAGTCGGCGCTCCTCGGGTGCGGGTACGGGCTTGGCTGGGCATCTTTCGCCGCCCAGCTTCTCGTTGGCTTTCTCGGTGCACCTCCCGTACGCTACGACAAAGAGTTTGCAAAGAAGCTCGGTGTCAACGCCACGTACGTTCAAGCATTCATCAACAACGAAGACAATGCCCAGAAGATGATGGACATCCCGCACATCTGCACTGACGAGGAGTTGTTGGTGCACTGCGTGGCGGCGAAGAAGATCATCGACATCTACCGTGGCACAGCGTGGCCTGTGGTGGCGTTCTGGAACATGTGTTCTGAACTGCTGGTGCGCTCGCTTTACGGCGGCGAGGAAGTCGTGTATAAATGTGTCACCTTCCGTAAGGAGGAGATCGTATTGCCCAACGGCATGTCACTGCGATACCCCAACCTGCGGCAAGAGAAAGACAAAGAAACGAAACAAACCAACTGGGTGTATGGCGCGGAAGGCGAGAAACCGACCAAGCTGTACGCTGGTAAAATCACAAACAACATCGTGCAGGGGACTGCGCGTATTGTGATGACGGACGGCATGCTCAGGGTAGCGAAGAAATACCCGATTGCCGGGACGGTGCACGACGAATTGATCGCCGTTGTGCCGAAAGAAGAAGCTGCTGACGCTAAGACTTGGGTCTTGGCGCAGATGACTATGGAACCCAAATACATGCCGGGGATTCCATTGGACGCGGACGGTGGTCACCACCGCAGGTACGGCATGGCGAAGAACTAGGAGAAGCAAATGATTCCAAAACAAATCACGGTGGGCAAGACGATCTACACGATCGAGATGCGCGACGAACTCATCGAGGACAAGTATCAAGGCGAGTGTGACTACGGTGCACAACTTATCGCACTGGCCACCAAAGCGCAGATCACCACGCCGACAGGCACCAAGATCACGATGGAGTATGCGCCCGAGGAACTGCGTGACACGTTCTGGCACGAGTTGACACATGCTATTCTTTACGACATGGGACACCACCTGCACAGCAATGAGCACTTTGTCTCCGCATTTGCCAACCGCCTGTCCAATGCAATCGACTCCGCAAAGTTCTGAACTGCACGATGAAGCCAAGCTCATGCTCATGCGAATGGCAGGTTATGACGTCTTTGAAGAAGGTATTACCTGTTGGCTTCGTTTTCCTGCGGGACAGATGATGGGTTTAGGTACAAAAAGAATCAACGACGCAATCAAAATTGCTTTTGATATTTACGTAAAAGATAGGACACCATGAAGAAACCAGCTTGGTCACACTCCTCCCTCAAAGATTTTGAGGGGTGCGCTCGGCGCTACCACGAAGTCAAGGTCTTGAAGAACTACCCGTTCGTTGAGACAGAGGCCACACGATACGGCAACAAAGTGCATGAAGCGTTGGAGATGTACGTCAAGGAAGGCAAACCGATCCCGCCTGAGTATGCGCAGTTCAAACCTGTTGTGGATGCGTTGCTACAAAAGCCCGGACGTGCGCTGGCTGAGTATGAGATGGCACTGACCGAAGACTTGGAGCCGTGCCATTGGAAATCCCCCAACGTGTGGGTGCGTGGCATTGCTGACTTGTTGATCGTTGATGACGAGAACCTGACCGCATGGGTGGCAGACTACAAGACAGGCAACAACAAGTACCCAGACCAAGATCAGTTGGTCCTCATGTCGATCATGGTGTTCGCACACTTCCCGCACATTCGCAAAGTCAACTCGGCGTTGCTGTTCATCGTCAAGAACTCGATGAACAAGATGACCATGACACGCGACCAAGCGGAGAAGCACTGGTGGAACTACCGCGAACGTCTTGCCAAACTCGAAGCATGCTTTGCGCACGATGTGTGGAACCCGAACCAAACGCCACTGTGCGGATGGTGTCCGGTCAAGACGTGCGAGTTCAACACAAAACATTAAGGAGATAGCAATGGGCTTACAGACACCGAACGAATTCAACATGCACCCCGGCAACTGCCACATTTGCCACCAAGCGATCCGAGAAGACCAACACGCCATTGAGCACATGGGGGACGGGGAGCTTTTTCACAGCAAAGACCCGCGCTTTGCGGCAATAAATGATCGGCTTTCAGGCGGTGTCAACTTGTGGTTTCACCCCGAATGTGCGACAGTTATGGTGTTGCGTTTAGCGCACGATGTCATGCGCGTCAAGAGCATGAAAGACCAACCAGCTCGGGTGGTCGATGCACTGCAAAGCGTAGCCAAAGTCAACCAAGCAAGATAGGAAAGATCATGCCCTACAAGCCAGAAAACCGTCCGTCGTACGAGCCGTATCAGCGCACAGAGAAGGCGAAGAAAGCTCGTGCCCAAGCAAACAAAGCACGCCGCATGATGGAGCGTGAAGGTCTAGTTCATAAAGGAGATGGCAAAGATGTCGATCACAAAAAACCTCTCAGTAAAGGCGGGGCCACAACAAGGAGTAACCTACGAGTTAGATCGGCTTCAGCAAACAGGAGCTACGCTCGCAAGTCAGACGGCAGCATCAAATAGCGTTTGGGTAACGAACGACAATATCGGGAATGCACGCCCCCTGCAACACCCTAATACGTATGTCACAGAAGACGATTTACAGAAAGATGTTTTCAGCATCCCAGTCGATCGTTTAATTGATCTGTGGTGCGTTAGGTTTGGCAACTCGTGGGTCAATCTAGAGGACATTGAGACTGATGACTTCTTCATCACCGCGTACAAGCGTTTGAAATCGCTTGGCGAATTGGAGGTGCACTACCTCACAGATCGCGCACGTTACGTGTGCCGTGTTCCAGAATAAATAAAGGAGAAAGCAAATGGGCTTATTGAAAGACCGATACCAATTTGGAGGGAGTGATCCAAGGATGGTGACAACGGACGAATTTGAAGACGCACACACAGGCTTTGAATATGTTGACACAGAGGTATTGCGCAATTTGTGGATGGTTAAGTTTGGTAGCCGGGGGATAACATTTTTGCAACTTGCCGAAACGCGTGGAGAAGACATCAACATGGTGGCTATGGAACTTTACAAACGCAAGCAAGTGAAAAGAGAGATTGTTCAAAGACCAGACGCGGCTGACTCAAAAATCTTTTACATCCTAGAGAGAGAATAAAATGGAGATCATTGAAGACAAAGCGTTGCTCTTACGCACACGCAACCCGCACAAGTACCGTGTCATACCCAAGCACAAGATCATTGAAGAAAGCACAGGTGTTTACCAAGTTGTTGTGTACTGGGGTCTTGATGAAGCGAGGGTGCTCAAGAACCTCGGCGTGAAAGATGTGAAGTCGCCGATCACTCGGCGCTATGACTGGCCCGGACGCTACAAGCCGATGGCCCACCAGATGGAGACCGCATCTTTCCTCACACTACACCGCCGTGCGTTTTGTTTCAACGATCCCGGCACGGGCAAGACGCTCTCTGCATTGTGGGCGGCTGACTACTTGATGAAGCGCGGCGAAGTTCGTCGTGTGTTGATTTTGTGTCCTCTGTCGATCATGCACAGCGCGTGGATGGAGGACATTGGTAAGAGTGTGATTCATCGCTCTGCCGTTGTCGCGCACCATGCGCAAGCTGCTCGTCGTATCGAGATGGTGCAGTCCAGCTACGAGATCGTCATTGCCAACTATGACGGCTTGAACCTGATTGCAGACGAGATCAAAAACGATGGGCGCTTCGACCTCGTGATCGTGGATGAGGCCAACGCATACAAGAACCCAAGCACACGGCGTTGGAAAGCACTCGCGTCAATCATCAAGCCGGAGACATACTTGTGGATGATGACGGGCACACCAGCATCGCAGTCGCCTGTGGATGCGTACGGCTTGGCCAAACTTGTGAACCCGACAGGCGTGCCGAAGTTTCAGACTGCGTGGCGCGACAAGGTGATGAACAAGATCAGCATGTTCAAGTGGGCACCGAAAGCGGATGCCAAAGACACGGTCTTCGCCGCGCTACAACCTGCAATTAGATTTAGCAAAGCGCAGTGTCTGGACTTGCCGCCGGTCATGACGATCACACGCGAAGTGCCGATGACACCGCAACAGAAGAAGTACTACGAGATGCTCAAGACGCAGATGATGGTCATGGCCGCTGGCGAGACGATCAGTGCAGTCAACGCTGGCGTTGCCGTCAACAAGCTGTTGCAAATCTCTTGCGGTGCGGCGTATACGGACGACAAGGAAGTTGTCGAGTTCGATGCGGCTCCTCGCCTTGGCGTGCTTGATGAAGTGTTGGAGGAAACGAACCGCAAGGTCATCATCTTCGCGCTGTTTCGCTCCAGCATCGAGACCATCGTGCGCCACTTGGAGAAGAACGGCGTTGGCGTGGCACAGATTCACGGTGACGTGACGGCATCCAAACGTGCGCAGATCATTCAAGACTTTCAGACAACTGACAGGGTGCGCGTACTCGTCATGCAACCGCAAGCAACGGCACACGGGATTACCCTGACTGCCGCCGACACCGTGGTGTTCTTCGGCCCGTTGATGAGCGTCGAGCAGTATGTGCAGTGCATCGCACGCGCAGATCGCAAGGGGCAAGACTCCGATAAGGTGACTGTGGTACACATTGAATCGAGTCCGATTGAGAAGAAACTGTTCAAGGCAATGGGTAGCAAAGTTAACGACAACGTGTTGCTGACAGATTTGTTTACCAGCGAGATCAAGTCTTAAAAATTTTTTCGTGAAGGGGGTTGCACAACAAAAATCCAGTGCTATGATTGTCAAACAATTTACAAAGTAGGAGTAGCAAATGACTGAACTTGACGATGAGGCAACGCCTCAAGAACAGCCGTCCGCGCCAGCGGTTCCAATGGATAAATTGGCGCGTGTGTACCGCAAGATGTCCGCTGAAATCCAGCGTCTGACCCAAGAGTACGAGACACAGGTCGAGGCGATCAAAGCCCAACAAGACGCTGTGAAGAACGCACTCAAAGATCAGATGCTGGCGCTTGGCATGTCGTCTGTGCGTACCGACAACGGCACCGTGGTCTTGGGCACCAAGACCCGTTACAACACAACTGACTGGGACTCGTTCAAAGAGTTCGTGAAAGAGCACGATGCTCTTGACCTGTTTGAGAAGCGCATTGCGCAGACCAACATGGGCACGTTCTTAAACGACAACCCCGGCGTTGTTCCGCCCGGACTGAACTCAGTCACGGAATACACCATCTCTGTAAGGAAACCAACCAAATGAGCAGAAAACAAATGGAAGCTCTTGACGCGGAAGCGTCACCAGCGCCAGAAGTCAGCCAAGACTACAAGCTTGAGATCGCACTTCAGATGGCGCTCTCGCACCACAAGACCAACGGCGGCATGGTTACACCAGCCCAGTTGATCGAAAACGCCAAACAATTCCACGCTTACATCACAGGAGAACACAAGTGAGCAACGTAACTGTATTCAACCCCTCTCAAGTCCCCGCCTTCGCCCGCAACCGTGGCGAGCTGTCTCCAATGGCCAAAGCACTCGCTGGTGGTGCTGGTGGTGGCGGCAAGCGCATCTCCATCAAAGGCGGTGTGTTCCGTCTGATCTCTGGCGGCAAGGAAGTTGCCTCGATTGAGGACCGCCATCTGGACGTGGTCATCGTCAACGCCGCGCCCAAAGTCAGCCGTGTGTGGTACGGCAAGGCGTACGACGGCTCCACTACCGTGGCTCCCGACTGTTGGTCCAATGATGGTGAGAAGCCTGACGCATCGGCTGAGAACAAGCAGTGCGACACCTGCGCTGACTGCCCCAAGAACATCGCTGGCTCCGGCCAAGGTAACAGCCGCGCTTGCCGCTTCCAGCAACGTGTTGCTGTGGTGTTGGCCAACGACATGGAAGGTGACGTGCTTCAACTGACCGCACCTGCAACGTCAGTGTTTGGTAAGGAAGATGGCGAGAACCGCCCCCTGCAAGCCTACGCCCGCTGGCTGGCCGCACAGAACGTGGACCCCGGCGAAGTGGTCACCCGCTTGAAGTTTGACACCAAGTCCGAGTCGCCCAAGCTGTTCTTCAAAGTCATGCGCTGGCTGACCGACGACGAGTACGCCACTGCCCAGAAGCAAGGCCAGACAGCCGAGGCCAAGTCTGCAATCACCATGACCGTGGCCAAGCAAGACGGCGTGGTTGCCGCCCCGATCAGCGAGACCATTGGCGGTAAGCGCCCAACCAAAGCCGCCCCTGCACCCGCAGAGGAGGACGACGAGCCGCCAGCACCCGCACCGAAGGCCAAGAAGAAAGCCGAGGCCGAGGACGATGGCGGTGAGCCAACCGTGCGCAAGGAGGAGAAGAAGCCTAGCGCGGTCCCTGCAAAAGCCGCCCTTGCTGACGCAATCAGCAACTGGGACGACGAGTAAGGAGATCGGGGGGAAAGCGGATGCGGACTACGGAAACCTGCTTGCTGGCAAGCCCCGTGAAGCGAGTACCCCCACCTAATACCTATGGCTTACTCAGACAAAATCATTGACGGGGTCAAGAAAGCACCCAAGACGCTCGGGAATCAACTCGGGCGCTGGGCCGTGCACTTAGACTATCCGGTCACCAAAATTTCCCGTGCTACGGGTGCAACGCGGCAGACTGTTTACAACTGGTTCAACGGCGGCGAAGTGTTCGTTGCCTACCGCCCGCACGTCGAAGCTCTTCTCAAAATCATGCAGTCTTCGTCCACCGTGGACGAGGCGTGGAGAAAAACATGTCAGACATTCCAAATCAAGCCCTGATCGCCAACATGACTGACGAAGAGTTTATGCGTGAGGCGTACATGCGCGGCTTGGCAAAGCTCGACGGATTTTGGGTGGCAGAGTTCTACAAGCGCCTTGAGCGTGCGATGGACGAGAAGCAGACGACAGAAGACACCGAATAAAACAAAGGACTGGTATGGAACCGCTTGACTTCCTAGCGGTGGTTTTGCCGTCCCCCGGAAATGGGTACTACTGTGCGGCTGAACTCACAAACAAAAAACACGTCTACGAGGAGAACATCAGTGATCTTGAACCACACATAAACAAATGGCACGCTGAGAAACGCGATGTCTTTTACGCGCTGGCCACCTTCAAAGAGGCCGGTAACCGCGAGGGCGACAACGTCCAATTCCTGCGCTCGTTCTTCATTGACATGGACGGCTACGCCTCAAAGAAAGAGGCGGCCAAAGCTTTGTCTGCGTTCATGGAGAAGGTGGGACTGGATGCGCTAGGACAGCCGTGGATCGTCGCTTCAGGCGGTGGATTGCATGTGTACTGGCCGATGTCCGAGGACATGCCTGTCGATGTTTGGAAACCTGTTGCTGAGAAGCTCAAGCTCTTGTGCAAGCAAGAAGGCTTGGCCATCGACATGAACGTGACAGCGGACTCATCGCGCATCTTGCGGGTTCCGGGCACGACCAACTTCAAGAAGAAATACGCCACACCCCGGCCAGTATCCTTGCTTATTGAAAGTGGCGTGTTCGATTTGCAAGGATTCTCGGACCTCATTGACAGCAAGCTGACCCTGACTCCCCCTGCGCCGCCCCCACAGGCCATACCGGGGACGAGGCCGAACCGCGCACCTGATGCGGCGACGATCAAGATGGTCGAGAACTCCGTCACCAAGTTCGAGCTGGTGCGCCCGCACTGCGCTCAGATCGCGGACTACGAGGCCAACGCCCAAGATGATGGCAAGGAACCGATCTGGCGCGGGTTGCTGTCGTGGACCAAGGTGTGCGAGGACGGCACGGAGTGGGCGATCAAGCTCTCGGACATGCACCCGTACCCCATGCACCGGATGCAACAAAAGCTGGCCGAGATCAAGGGGCCGTACCCCTGCGCCAAGATGGACAGCGAGAACCCCGGCATCTGCGGCAACTGCCCGCACTGGGGCAAAGTCACCAACCCGCTGGTCCTCGGGCGTGAGTTGAAGGTTGACAACAGCGAGAAGCTGATCGAGTTGAAGCCCAAGAAGCCTGTACAGCAACCTGTACAAGAGGAGTTCAACGACGACGAGTATTTCGCCGCTGAGGAACCAGAAGACTTTGCAGAAGAGTTAGTGCCCACTATCAAGCGACCCCAACCACCACGGGGCTACAGCTTTGGCGAGAACGGCGGCGTGTATGCCAACATCTCTGAGGAAGACGCTGAGGGCAAGAAGACAACCAAGAACGTGCAGTTGCTCCCCTACGATTTGTTTGTGGTGGACCTGCTCAAGACAGAGCAAGATCATTTGGTGCACATGGCCGCTGTCCGTCCTTCGGGCGTGGAGACATTGAACTTCCCCCAGAAGTCGGTGGTCAGCAAAGACGAGACGCTGAAATGGCTGGCCAGCAACAACATCGTGTCCAGCTTCATGGGCTTTGACAAGAAGCTCTACGAATACGTCCGCGCATCCGTGGGCGAGGCATCCCAGAACCGCAAGGTCATCGAGGTTCCAACCCAGTGCGGCTGGCAAGCCGACGGCTCCTTCGTCTACAACTACCGAGTGTTCACCCCTGACGGGCGCGAGACCACGATCCCGATGCCCGGGCTTGAGAACATCAACCGTAGCACCAACAGCGCGGGTACGTTGGAGGAGTGGCGTGAGGTCTGGGACGTGTTCAAAGCACGCGAGATGCACACCTTGCTGGCCGTGGCGCTGGACAGCTTCGGCGCTCCGTTGATGAAGTTCACCGAGTACGAGGGCTTCGTCTGGCACATCGGCTCACGCTGGTCAGGCACAGGGAAATCCCTAACACTGTCTGCCAAAGCTGGTGTCTGGGGCCACCCGATCCACTACCGCACAGGCAAGGGCACATCCCCCGTAGCCATGCAACAACGCGCTGGCTTGCTCAACAGCATGCCGCTTCTGATCGACGAGATCACGTCAGCCCAACGTAAAGACATGGAGTGGGCACCCACTTTCATCTTCGACTTCTCCGAGGGCAAGGGCAAAGAGCGCATGGAGAACGGGGCCAACAAAGAGCGTATCAACAACACGGTCTGGGCCACCACCTGCACGATGACATCCAACGAGATGCTGACGGACTACATGGCCGGGGCACGCAAGCACAGCTCCAACGGCGAACTGTTGCGCATGTTGGAGTGGACACCGGACGTGAAGCTCACATGGACCAAAGAGGAGTCCGAGACACTCAAGAAGCTCAAGCACAACTACGGCGTGGCGGGCGAAGCTTGGGTGCGCTGGTTGGTGCAGAACCAAGACGTTGTGCGCAAGGTTTTGCCGATGGTGCACAACCGCCTCAAGGAACGCTTCAAGTTCACCGATGACGAACGCTACTGGCACACGGGTTGCACAACGCTGATTTCCTCGGCGATCATGCTCAGTTCCGGCAGACACAAAGGTCTGAACAAACCCTACGCCGGGATTTTGGATGTCGCCATCGAGCCACTGCTCGACGCTTTGAAGACCCTCATCGACAAGGCACGCGGCGTAATCAAGAACAACGTGCGCACAGCAGAGGACGTGCTCAACGCCTACATCCGCGACAACTACGGCGGCTTCATTGTCATCCGCAAAATGGAGGGCAAGATTCTGGCGGCGTGGTCTGACGGGGACACGGTGGACAAGTCCATCACGCGCTCCAAAGTTCTTGGGCGTGTGGAGCACGGCATCAGCAGGCCCGGGTTCCGCGACTTCTTCATTGAGGAAGGTCTGCTCAAACAGCACTGCGTCACGATGAACTTCTCCTACTCCGACTTCAAGGATCAGTTGGCGGCGGTGTTTGCGGTGACGTTCATCAAGAAGGACATGCTGTCCAGAACCAACGGCCCGAACATGCGCGTGAACGTGATGCACATCAGCCGCCCAGAGGACGACATTGATGCGGACGAACTTCCCTTGGACGAGCCTAAAGCCGGGTGAGGGCTTCTTTGTCCCGTGTCTCGACGTGTATCAAGTGAGGGAGCAGGGGCTTCGTGCCGCGCTCCCTCACCGTCTGCGGGTGGGTGCCAAGATCGGGATCAGAGCAGGAGTCCTTGGAGTTTGGTTTTATCGGCGACTTCCCGGTAGGTCTTAGCCATCGTGATCTTGATCTTGCGAATCGCATCGAGCTGTTCGCGCTTTTGCTCCGGTGTCATGGCCGAGGCTTTGATCGCACGTTCAGCTTGAGTCAACTCACCCATCTCGTTGGTGAAGTCATCCGACATCGCCGCCTTCATGAAGTCGTTGCCGCGCTCCTGTAGCAACGCGTTGGCTTCTGCTTGACGGCCATCCATGACCAGCTTCTCGTAGGTCTTCTGGACTTTCTTGGCTTCGAGCATTTGCTCGTACATGCTGTTGATGATGCCGCCAGCGTCGTTGGGCTGGAACAAGCCGCCGACCACCGGGGTGTCGGACCACCGTCTGACCGCGCCTTCCGGCGTGTTGGAGTGGATCGGCAAGCTGACCGCTTGCATGAGCGCCAAGCCCATCGTGCCTGTGTAACCACGCACAACTTCTTCCAGCAAGATTGGGGAGATGCCCGCTGTCTTGCCGATCATCTTGGCCAAATCAGAAGTCTTGTCGCGGTACTGCTCCTCGGGCAACAACTGCTTCTCGTAGTTGGAGAGAATGTCGCGGCCTGTGTAGAACGACTTGCCAAGACCCAGCTCGACCAATGGCTTGACGGCTTGCGGAATGCCGAAGCTTGTGCCGCCGGGAATGGTCTGCAACAGAATCTGACGGAACGCCTTGAACGCTTCTTCGCTGCCGTGCTCGTTGTTGAGGCTGTTGTACAGCGCCTCGGGCAAAGCCTTGAAGATGTAGCCGACTTCAAACGGCACAGGGATGCGGATCGGCTCGTCAAGACCGGGCACGCGCACAAACCAGTTGCCGTACTTCTCGTCGGGGTTGGCGTTCTGGTACGCCTCGTCGTCCTGCATTGCGGCGGCGTACGCAAAGGACATTGCCGCCAACATAGCGCCGCGTTGCAACAGCTTTTCCTGAATGTGCAACTTGTCGTTCAGCGGGAGCTTGCCCATCATCGCCTTGTACAACACGTTCAGACCTTGAATCTGCGCATTGAAGAACGGGATCATGGAGTTGACCCAGTGAATGCTTGGCGATGCGCCGCGCTTGTTGAAGTTCATGGACTCCAACGACATCAGCGTGGCTTCCATCTCTGACAGGCCTTGCTCAAGGTAGCTGTTGTACTGGGCGCGGCGAGTCAACGCATCGGCTTCCATACCCATCGCTTCGAGTTTGGCCAAGCCCGCAACCCAGTGCGTCTTGTCGCCCATCATGTCGCGCAGAATCTTGGAAATGTCCTCTTGCGTGCCAGTCAACTGCTGACCGCCGACGATGCCGCGCTTCTCCAACGTAGCCTTGTTCACGCTACCGATCTCTTTGATCGCGCCCACAACCGGTGTGAAGTTGGCACCAGAGATGATCGGCGCAGCCAACGAGTCACGGAACAACTGCTTGGCCATGTACAACGGACTGAGCGTCACCGCCTTGCGCAGCAAGCGAGCAGGAACACTCATCATTCTTACGATCTCGGGCATTTGCGTGGGAACCCCCTCCATGCCTTTGACCAACAGTTCGCCCGGAACCAAAACCTTCCCGTCTTCGTCTTTCAAATCGCTGACCACCACGGCACGTTCGTCGCCGTCCATCTTGAACGAGACCACGTTTGGACCGGACGCACCGGGCTTGACGTACTTGGCCATGCCTAGATCAACCAGTTCGTTGGCCGCGCTCTTGGTGGCAAGGTTGCGCAGCGCCATGTCGGTCAGCATGTTGGTGTTCTGAACACTTGATGTGAGGAAGTCCAGAATAGGCTTGTCGCCGCCCACCAGCTCGTGCAGGTAGGGTTGCTCGGCAATGCTGCCAATGCGGATGGGAGACTCGTTGCCGATCACCAGTTCAGCCACACCACCGCGCTCACGATACCAAGGGATGTAGTCGTTGTTGGCCACAAGCTTTTTGGCAACGGCTTTGGAAATAGCGCCGGACTGCACAAGGAAGTCAATCATGTTGCGGTTGTAAGCGTTGTACTCGCCCCGCGCACGCTCAAAGATGTCGGCAAGCTCTTTGTTGGCCACGACAGTGTCGTAAGCTTTTTGCAAGTCAGCCTCGGTCAACGCCTCTCCAAAGTGCAAAGCCTCGAAGCCTTTCTCCTTGGCACGGATGGCAGACATGTACATGGTGAAGATGCGGTTGACCGCCTCGGCGTTACCAACGTGCTTGTTGGCTTCCTTCAAAATCTCCACCGTGTTCTTGATGCTCGGCCCTTCCTCGGCCTCGATGACCCACTCTTTCAAACCATCCTTGCGGGTTTTCTCAACGAGTTGCGGCGCACCACGCTCAACAGCTTGGGAAACAAAGTTCATGCGCTGGTCGTACATCCGCGCAAAGAACATCATCTGCATACCCTTGAGAGAGTCCATGTACTTCGATGCACGCTCAAGTGCAGCAAAGCGGTCAACAAACATTGTCTCAAGACCAAGCCATCCACCCGCAGCAGCGCGGACAGTCTCCATCACGCCACGGTTCTTGGCAATGAACTTGTCAGCAGTTTCACCGACAGCCGCAATCTCAGGGTTTGCGTACTCCGCTGTCTTAAAGACCACATCGCCTTTTTGAATGACTCCAAGCGGGCCTTTGCCTTTCTTGACAAAGCGGCGTGTGTTGGCCAGCAACTGCTTGACCTCGTTGTCAGACACGTTTTTAATGCCGAGCTTTTGTGCAAACCACTGCTTGATGGCGTAGTAAATGTTGCGCAAGGCACTGCGAATCTTGTCGTTGGCCATGTCGCCTTTTTCAGCCATCTCTGCCAGCACTTCTTCCACAGCGATGTCTTGGGACAAACCTTCTTTGTCCATTTTGACTGATGCCTGCTGACGCACATTGGCGTTGCCGTCGTAGATGCGCTGCATCATCTTGCTATAGTCTTTACCCAGCATGGCGCGTAGACCGTAGTGACCCAACACCTCGTGCGCAATCGTCAGTGCAACGTCGCTGCCATCTTTCAAATTAGAGGCGACAAGGTAGACGATCTCTGTGTTCGGATCAAACACGCCCGGTACTTGGCCAATCTTCTTCTGCTTGCGTGCCTGCTCTTGGATAGCAGGTGGCAGGCCCGACTCGTCGGCCACGACCATGACTTGAGGCTTACGCTCCCAACCTTCCATCACTTTGTCAGCGATCTTGGCGACGTTCTGCTCTTTCAAACCAGCACCGGGCTTCGTGCTTGTACGGAACAAACTGCCCAGATCAGGCGCTTCGTAGTCACCCTCAAAGTCACGTTCAGACTTCAAAGCCTCAGATGCTTGCTCCAAAGACTTGAGGTAACCTGTGCGCAACGGCTTGCGTGCACCCTGAGCTGCGGTTGTTTCTGTCGTGGCTGCACGCTGCTTGCGGCGAGGCTTGCCCTGCTCAATGGTGTCGCGCTGGGCTTCCAATGACTCAATGTTTTGCAGCACGCCAAGCTTTGCAAGCGCGGCATCGCGTTGCTTGGGGCGTGTGTTCTCGTCCTCTGCCAACTCACGCAGAGTATTGGGGTCGTTTGGCAGATGCTCGTAAGCGCCAAGTTCGTTGACCAAGCCGCCAATATCTTCGTCGATGCTGGCAATCTGAATGCGTTTGATCTCAGCTTGGCGCTGAGTCTCTGTCATCTGGTCGTAGGTTTTCTCCGCGTCCTTGCGAAGTTTGTCGGCCTTCTTCTGTTCTTCGGTCAACAACGGTTCCACGCGGCCAGCTTCGCGTTTAATGCCGGGCAACTTGTTCTTCTGAACAAAGTCTTGAATCTTCTCATTGTCTGTCTTGACGCGCTCTTTGATGTCGGCAGCACGTTGCTTGGCGGTTGTAACAACCTGTTTCTGAGCTTTGATGCGTTCTTCAATGCGCCGCGCTATGAACGGGTAGCTGGCTGACTTGGCTTCAACTTTTTCGCCGCGCATGTCGGCCAGTTGCTGCTCCATCATTTCCAGATAGTTCAGCTCGTGCTTGACGTCCTTGTCGGCCATTGCAATCGCAACAGCTTGAGCGCCATCCAACTCATCGTGGCGAGCTTCGTAAATGTCGTGCAGGTAGGTCTCTTGTTCCTCGATCTGCTTTTCAAGGTCTTCGATGATGCCTTTCTTTTCTTCGTAGCGGAACTGCTGGTATGTGGCCAGCTCCATACGATCACGACCTTCGGGCTGCGCAAGGATTTCCTGCACACGCTTTTGCGCCTTCTCAAGTTCAGCCTTTTCTTTTTCCAGAACTGTCTTGGCTTCGGCAATGGCCTTCTCAGTCGCAGCAATTTCAGGGTCAAGCAACTCAGCCAATGTACGGTCCATCTCGCCGTACGCTTTCTTGATAGCCAATTCAACCGCGTGTTGGTAGTCGCCGCGTGCTTTCTTGACTTGGTCTTGCTGTTGCAACACCGCCTGTTGTTCAGGAGTCATCGCCACGGAACCGCGCAAAGTCTGCTTAATGTCCTCAATGGCTTTCTTGTAAACGCTGAGACGTTCCTTGAGTGCTTGCGCTGCCGCACGCTGCTCTTTGTTGACGCCAATCATGTACGAATACAGTTGGTTGTCCAGTGCGTCAATTTGTTCGCCTTGCGCAAGCATCTTCAAAGCCTGTTCATATTTGGCTTTGTACTCTGTTTGATGCTTGCTGCGGTACTCGCGCAACAAACGGTCCGCTTGAATGCGCTCTTCTTGAGACAGCTCGGCAGGGTGCTTGGCGTACTGAGCCAACAACGCTTTTTCTTCTGGCGTGTTGCCTGCCTCCGGCATCGGCACCAACGCTTTGGCCAACTCTTCTGGGGTAAACGCTTGTGCGTTCTTGTTGAAGAACTCTGTTTGGCCCTCGATCACGCTCATGGCACCTTCAAGGCGCTTGATGGTTGCCACGCCTGCTTTGGTGCGGTTGTCGATGACGGCTTGCTTTGCGGCTTGTGCTTTGGCCAGAGCACGCGCCTTGTCCAGTGCTTCCCACGCTGCGCGGATGCGCGGTGAGTTTGCAAAGTTCTTGGGCGACATGCGGATGTAGCCAATGTCTGTCTCAGTCTCAGGGAACAACGCCTTCTGACCAGCTTCTTTCTGTTCGATCGCGGTTGGTGCGGCTGCGGCCAACGCATCGTTAATGGCACGAATGTCTACCTGCTTGATGTCACGGCGGTTCAAGTTGGCATCCACAACGGCCTCAACCGCATCCAACAAGTCGCGGCTGGCTTTGCCAGCATCCATGACATCCGCAGCTTTGTTCAACGCATCACGCGCAGCAGGGCGGATTGGGCCAAGCTTGGCCATCTTGTCACGCACATACTCAGTACGGCGACGCAACTCACCACCAAGCGTCGTAGCTTTCTCACCGCGAGCCTCGGCAACTTTCTCTGCTTCTGACGCAGCGTATTGGCGACGCAGCAGCGGCTTTTCAACTTGTATTTTTCTTTCAGGCAGCTCAAGCAACTGGCGCTGGATGGCTTGCACGCGCTGTTGGAAGTGCTTGATCTCGGCTTGTGTGATGCCCTTGACCGCAGGCTTTACCTCAACACGTTTGGTAACAGCGGGCTTGACGATCTTGTTGGCACGCATCTGCGCAGGCTCAACGATCTGCTCTTCATACTCGGCCTGTTGCGGCAATGTCTTGGCACGCTCAACCCAGTCGTTGAAGGTATCGTAAAGTTTAGACGCGGCTTTGATCGCTTCGTCCTGTGTCAGCGCAGGCAGACCTTGCGCACGGCGGTGCAGTGCAGCTTCTTTCAGTGCGTTGGTGATAAAGACCGAACGCTGACGTGCAGCTTCGTTGGCCAGCGTTTCCTCGGTGGACGCAGCCATCTCTTTGTTGGCACCGCCCAGTGTTTGTTCTGTGCGCAGTTGCTCGGTGACATCCTGCACTTTGTTGAACGCAGCGAGCTGGGCACGACGTGCCTCAATCACTTCTTTGACGTAATCGCCACCGGATTTGGCCAAAGAGTCCAGTTGTTGCAAAGCTGTGCGGCCACGATCAAAAGCTTCAGCAGCAGCGCCGCGTTCCTTGGCTGCACGGGCAGCACGATACTCACGATCAGATTGGTCCGCTGTTTGCAGCAACTCTTCCACGCGGTTGCGTAGGCGCTCGGCTTGCGGGGTGATCTTGATGTTGTCGCCAACATCGACGGCGGGAGCTTTTGTGGTCAGCGCGTCAACGAACTGCTCGTTGAGGTGACGCATGTCTTCGTCGCCACGATCGCGGGACTCTTTCGCAAAGTCAATGACGTCTTGGTACTTCTGCTCGTCTTCGGGCAGCACAGGCGCTTTGAGGAGTTCTTCGCGCTTGGCAAACTCTTCTTTGGTCTCCGCAGCACGCTTTTTCTCTTGCTCTTGCAAGCGCAACTTCAACCCATCGAGCACGACGCTGTTTTCGTTTTTGGACAGTCCCGGAATCTTGACGCGGTTCTTCACAAGCTGCGCGGCTTGCGCAGGGTCTTGCATCAAGTAGTCGGCGTAATCGGCGGCATCCATTTGGCCCACACCACGAGCCGCTTCAACTTGACCAGCGGCATACTGCAACAGCGGGGGCATGCCGGGTTTGCGAATGGGTTCCTCGGTGATGCGCCCAAACTCGTCAACGCGGGTCTGAGTCGGAGTCTTAATTGCCTCGGGCATTTTCATACCCAAGTGCTCCATCATCAAATCTTCAGGTGCTCGTTTAGCCTGTTTCTGCTCTTGCTGATACTGGGCGTATAAAGGCTTGAGCTTGTTGAACTCTGCGGACTCGCCTTCCAACTCTTTGCGCTTGACCTCCAACGCATCACGAAGCTCTTTGTACGCTGCTTGATCTGCGGGCGTAGCATCTTTGCCGGGTTTCTTGAGTTCTTGGCGTTGCTGCTTGAACGCTTCCTCACGCGCCATGTAGTCCTCAACGAACGGCACGAAGTAGTCCGGCTTGGTTTTGCGCTCTTCCTCTGCTTTGATGCCTGCGGCACGTTCAGCAGCTTTCTTCTTAGCCTCGTCCTCTTGTTGACGGCGCATCTCTGCACCACGTTCAACGTAGCGGCCAGCCGGAGCCAACGCACCACCAAGCACGGCACCGCCAACAAGTGACTGCCAGTATTCATCACGCGCTTGCTCATCGGTCAGATTCAAGCCAGCTTGCAAACGCTCAAACAGTTGCTGGCCAGCTTCGGTCAGACCCTCCGCACCCATTGCTTTGCCGGTAGCCAGTGTGTAGTCTTTGGCGATCTGCGCCATGCCTTGTTTGGCGTACTGTTCTGCGGCTTTCTCGGAAAGCTCTTTGCCACCAGCAGCAAAAATGTTGCGGATGCCGGGGGCCATCTTGAACGACAGCATGTCCAACGCCGCTTGCGGCACGGCGGCTGCGGCAGCAGAGCCAAGACTTGTCTCGGCCAAACGCTTGCCTTCTTCAACCTGACGGGAAAGGTTCGAGCCTGTGAACTGGGCCAGCGATGCCAAGCCAGCGGCACCCAGCGCGGCAGCACCTTCTGGGGCGGCGACACCAGCGACAACGGGCGCGGCCATGTAGGGCAGTGAGCCGCCAAGAAGTTCGCCCGCTTTGGTCAGGGGCGCTTCGGTCCAACCTTTTTCGGTTGGCTTGAAAATCTTCTTGGCTTCTTCCTCTTGCTGCTGACGGTACTTCTCCGCAGCCTCTACATCCATAACCCCGGCGCGGCCAGCAAGCGCGGCGATGTCACCTTTGAGTCCTTTGTAGCCAGCTTGCAGTGCGGGAACGAAGCCAGATTCTGGCTGTGCTGCGGGAGCAGCACCAAACGCTTCCGGGTAGTCCTGATAAGCCTTTTCGTACGCTTGTGATGGTGAGAGGCCATCGGGTGCTGCGTAGAAGGAGCCATTTGGGAGCCGGATGTAGTTTGGCATTTTTCACTCGAATTGTGGTTGCGCCCGTGCGGTAGGCGCGTTGTCATCGCACTGGTTTGTATTGTGCCTTACTTGGGCGGCAACACGGTAGCCCCTGTTGGGGGCTGAACAAATCCACCGCCTTGCACCGTTGCAAGCTTGGCACGAATCTGAGCCGCGTACGCTTTCTGTTCTGGCGAACCGCCTTCAAGCATGCGCAAAGCAATCTCACCTTTTGGCCCAGCGTATTGCTGCAAGATCGCGTACTCGCCACGAGCTTCCGGCCCCATGATGCCCGCATACTTTTCAAGACCTTTGGAAATGTCGCCACCGCCAAGTTCACGGTACAGCGCCAAGGGGCTGTTCGCTCCGGCAACCGCACGCTGCGTCTCGTTTTGCATCTGCTGGGTAATGATGGAGGTCACACCAGCGGCGTAACGATCGTTACGACGGTCTTTCCGCTCGTCAGCTTTTTCTGTGGCGCGTTGGTAAGCATCCAAGTCACCGCGTTTGTCCGCAGCACGGGCTTTCTCAAGCTCCAGCTCCATCTTGTTTTGCTCTTGCGCAGCTTTGCGGAACTCTTTGAACGATTCTTCCAAACTGGAAATGCCTTCTTTGCCACCTTCAGCAATGTTGGCCAGAGCGTATGGGGATTTACCCGCAGCAGCGGCGAAGCCGCCCTTAATCATGGCCATGTAGACGGAAACTTCTTTGTCCGACTTGAGCTGATCTTGCTGCTTGGAAAAAATCTTGTCCGCTTTTTCGTAGAACTGCTTCGAGGCATCTTCACGTTCTTTCATGAACGTCTCTTTGTCCGGCGCTTCAATCTTGTCTGCGCCAATTTCTTTACGCAACGTAGCCAACGGGCCTTGTATGCCGGGAGCAGCAGGGGGTTTTGTAGTTCCTGCACCTGCACCAGCACCAGCACCAGCACCAGCACCAGCACCAGCACCAGCACCCGCACCAGCGTCGGCAACGGGAGGAACTTTTTGACTCCCTACGCTTGGAGTGCCTTGCGCTACCGGCGCGGCACCGCCCAAATACTGCGCTTCAATTTCAGCATTGGTGGGGCTGCGGCCAAGAGAAGAACTTTTACCGGGAAGCTCATTCAAGATTGCTGCAAGTTTGGCTTGTTCTTTGGCTTTGCGTTGAGCCTCGATCGTTGTGCCTGCGGTGAAGCGGTCCCACCAGTTTCCAACAGCATCTACCGCACCACTGAGAAGTTGACCGGGAATGGCGTTCAAACGATCGCGCTCTGCGCTCGGGCCGGGCATGTAATACGGGATGCTGGACACGCCGCCCAAGTTTTGTTCAGGACGACCCCCAACCTGATACCGAGGAACCTCACCACCCTCATCAAACGCAATGATGCCACCAGCAGCCTTGCCAATCGCCGCCATGTTCGGGGCAGGCAAAGCACCAATGCCTTGCTCTTCTGGCAAGCCAGTAACGTTGCCCATAGCGTCTACTTGGGGCTGAGAGGAAATACCAGCAATGTCTTGATCCACAACTTTGGGCATCGGCTGACGGCCAGCTTGTCCTTGCGCGGCGGTCATGGCTTGCTTCTTGGTGTTGGCGATCGACAGCGCCATAGCTACCACGTATGGGTCGTTTTTGTGCAAAGCGGCGTACTTCTGCAACTGCGGCAAGGGCATTGCCGACAGTGTCTTTTGGAGAGCGTTGATGTTCAGCATCTTTCTTCCTTACGCCATTTTGTACAGGGCCAGCGCGTTCAGGCCCGCAGGTGCGTTTTGCTTGACCTCGCCGCCTTTTTTGAACATACCAGTTGTCTTGCCCAGACCGTAGATACCCGCAGCCGCTGTGCCCAGACCCGCCACTTGCGATGTCAGAGATGGGGGCGCTTGGTACATGGTCTGCGTACTTTGTTGCAGGGGCACGCCGCGCAGAATGTCCGACATGAACGAAATCTGTTTGTACGGGAAGTTCTGCTGGTTCAAGAAGTCTTGGTACTGCTGCTCAAGGGCTTGCTGCTGGAACTGTTGCTGCATGCCGCCAACTTGCAACTGCTGGCCAATACGTTGGTTTGCTTGTGCAACAGCTTGATCGTAAGCAGCCTGTAAGCCACGCTGCTGGATGTCGTTCATTTGCTGGCCAAGATTGCGTTCACGTTCAGCGCGAACCATTGCGTCACGGTAGCCGCCCAAACCACCAGCTTGCGTAGCCTGAGCTGCTTGCTGCGTGCCAGTGATGTTGGATTGTCGTTGCGCTTCGCGTTTCTGAATGTCCACCACATTCTGCATGTAGGGCGACATCATGGAGCCAACGGCTTGGCCAAACTTTGTCGGATCGCTTACGGTCCCAAACGCCTGTTCTTGCAGCGGGGTGAAATACGCCTGACGTTGTCCGGTGAACTGTTGGTAAGGTTGCAACCCGGTGATGTTGCCGCTGGCATCTTTCTGGTACGTCGCGCCCTCGAGCGTGCCCAGCATGTTCTCGACATACTGTTTGGCGTAGTCAGGGATCGTGGTTTGCGACTGGATAATTTGTTGCGGATCAGCCATTTCAGCTCCTTATGCGGGCATTGCCTTGCGAGGATTGACCTCGGGCGCTTGTTTCTTCTTGCCGGTACGCTGTTGGCGAATCCGGTCCATCATCTTGTACAACTGGCGGGCACCAGCGTCTGTCGAGCCATTACCGAGATGGGACACGACGTCGGCGGGCACCACAAACTCTCCGTCGGCCAAACGTGCAGGTTGCTTGGAGCCAATCATGGCGGGGATGTTGTCGGACATGCCGTCACCCGGACCTTTGAGCATGCGGCCACCGTCGGAGTAGGAGCCAAGCGAAGGTGCGCCACCGGCAGCGTAACCACCGAGACTGCCCAGACCGCCCATAGCCATGCGTTTGAAATGAGGGGCAAGACCGCCAGCACGTTCGCCAGAAGCAGCACCATCACCGCCTCCACCGCCCGTACCAGCACCGGGAGCACCATCCCCCGGACCGCCTTCACCAATACCGCCCGGGCCAGACTCTGAACCAAACCCGCCTTCACCAATACCGCTTTCCCCAATACCGCCGGGACCGGTAGCAGAACCAAATCCACCGCCAACACCCGGTGCACCAACGGCAGCAGCATCGGCAGCATTAACAGCAGCGGCGTTAGACACAGAAGAAATATTACCTGACGCATCGCTTACAGACTGCACACCATTCACACCTTGGTCACTCATCGCCGAAATCGCGCTCAATGCGTTGTTGGCGTCCGTCATACTGTTCATTTGGCTGTCAGCGATCGAAGTTCCGACAGCGTTTGCAATAGCGGCGGTCACAGGAGCGATGCTGGAGATGTTTTCGGACAACCCCATCAAACCAAGCCCAATGCTCGTGGCCATATTGCTGACACCTTGGCCCGGGGCACTTGTTGAAGACGTTGCGGGGGCTGCGTCGCCGCCTGTAGCGCCAAGCTGTTCAATTCCAGCAGGGGCATAGCCGGGAGTGTCTGCCACCGACTTTGCAAAAGCTTGTTTACCCGCGCTGGGCAGATTCAAGTTGATGCCGGAGTAAATTGGCGTGGAGCCGCCGGTCACGTCTTCGATGTTGCCAGTCTTGGGGTTGTAGACATACGGATTCGCGTACGACTGGTTGACCGTGCTGGTCTGCGACTCACCACCAGAGATGCCACCACTTGCCATACGTACCACCGGGTCGTAGCTCGGCACAGTTTGTACATTGGGGTTGTCAATCGAGCCTCCGTAAGCCATGCCGCCGTCGGCCATACGCATGACGCCACCTTCCGCAGCAGCCTTGTACGCTGGGTAAACAGTCCACTTGTCGTCAAACCATTTACGCTCACTTGTGTCTGCTTTGGGGTTGTACTCGCCTGTGACGTGCGGTTGGTACTCCGCAGATACTTGCTGGACGTTGGGGCGCTGCCGCTCAAGACGGTAGGGGCGAATCATTGCAGGTGCCTGCGCTGGAGCTGTGATTCCGGGTTGGTCTTTTTTGACCAGTGAGTCGGCCAACAGAGGAGCTGCGGCTGCGGCACCTTGCATGGCAACGGATTTCCAACCGCCCAATTTGTCAACAGCTGCACTTGGGTTGTCCCATGCTGCACTTGCCCCAGAAGTAAGCTTTTCCCAAGGAGTGGCCTTTTGCATTGCTTCCGCAGCGCGAACCCCTGCCATTTCTTCTGCGCTACCGAATCCTTGAGCTGCCGCTTCCAAGTCGGTCATGCCAGCATATTGGTTGTACGCACTTGCACCGATGGCGTCAGCACCAAAACCTGACAGGCCGCCGATCAAATTGGCTGTGCCATAAGCGCCCAGACCAGCCATCAAGCCTTTGCCAAGATTCCCCGTAGCAAGCGTCGTAGTGCCGCCCATGATGAGGCCCATTGTCATTGGGCTGAGACCCATTGATGCGCCAAGCGCACCAAGACCGATTTGACCGATAGGGCTGCTGACGATGTCTTTTACACCGCCAACAATGTCGTCAAGAAAGCCTGCTTCAACAAGGCCTGTTTCGGGGTTAACGGTCAAAGACCCGCCGTGCGCACGCGCAATTTCTTGTAGACGCGAGACTTCTCTGGGGGTCATGTGAACCAGCATCGTGTCTGGTCCACGGCCTTGTGCGGCCATGTGCTGTGCAAGGGCTTGAAGACTCATGGAAGCCTCATAAAACGGGGGTTATCGAACTGTATCACGAAGGTATCTCCGAGACAAACGAAAGCGTCGCCACCACCGAGGGGATAGCAGGCATTGCAAATGGGGATGTTGAGGCAGCGGTGGCGTCAAAAGTAACAGCCGTATTGTCTACAGCGGCCCACATCTCAACATAGTCGCCTGCATTGAGAGAAACATAAAAGTTGCAGGCAGCAATCACAAACCCGGGGGTGCCGCCATGCGATGAGGTTACGTCAAACTTACTGCCCGTACCCTCAGCATCAACACCGTTCACACGCAACCAAATCCATGACGAATGAATCTGCGTGTCAGTGTTTTTTAGCTGAACACTAAATTGATAGTTGTAGATACCACCGTACGTGACGTGAATACCATCCGTACCGTCGTTGGCGCAAGCATTTAGATAGTCGTTCTGGTCAAATGTGATTTGCGTGGGGGTATTGGCGGTAAACGTCTTGTCTGTTGTGCGTTGAATTGCTGCGTAGGGAAAACTCAGAAATCTACCGCCAACACGCCCAGCTAAATTTTGCAACGAGTCACTAAGTCTGTTGAAATAAAGACGCAGCACATTACTAAGCTGATCCACGTACGGACGCTGGTACGCATCTGGTGCAAGAGGTAGGTTTGGTGCGGGTGGCGTATTAAGACTCATGTGTTGCCTCGACGACCGTCCGGCTTGATGTCGATACGCGGCGCACCGAGCTGCCACTGCAAACCAAGCTGATTGCCCGCAACCTTAAACGCCATCTGACGACCACGAACGCGTATCAACACCTGCCCGGTAAACTTCTCAATCGGGACCATCGCAGTGCCCTGTACTGCCGCAAAGTTGTAGCCGCCCTCAGACTCGGGTTCGTTATAGCCTGAGCCAGAGTTTTGTAAGGGGCGCAAATACATGGTTACCTGCGGGCTGCTGGTGGAAGAGCCACGGAACGTGATGTCCGGGATCAAACGCCAAACAAAGCCAAACGCATGGCCGTCACCAATGTCAAATTCAGACGACGAAATGTAGCTGTCAATCGCCGCAGGCGTACCCGAGGTGTTGTCGTCCAGCCCGTACTCATGCCACACGAGGTTGTTGGAATACGTTGCAGCAAGCGGGTAGTCGTACAGCCCAGAGTCAAGCCACGCGGTGCGGGCCATGCTGCCGTAGTACCAAATGTCTTCAGCGTAGTTGTAGACAACGTACTTGTCGATGGTGGTGGAGTTGGCAGAACAGTAAAACCACCACACTTCGTTGAACCCCTCAATGGTTCCGGCAAAGAACTGGTCCTGCTGCGCCAAGTTGATGTCGTTGAAGATGTACTGGCGCAGATCGCAACGCAATGTTTGCACGCGCCCGTCGTAGCGGTAGAACTTGTCCACGCCCATCCAATACACCACGCCGGAAGCAACGATGGCGGTGTTGTACCCAGCCAAAGAGGTGTTGTCGGCAAGAAGCTGCGAACCCCAGACGTATGGTGGGCCGAGGTACTGCAACGAATACACCGACGTATCCGTAAAAACCACAATTTCTTGGCGTGTCTGAACCGCAGTCAAAATCTGCGAGCCGTGAGAGAGGCGCGTGCCGCCCGCTTGGTTGGTGATTGCAGGGGTCCAATTGACGGCAGATTCTTGGTCAGACCAGCGGATGAACATCGGGTCAATGTCTGTCTCGCCAATCGGGTTCACCCCCATCGCAAACACAAACTTGTTGGCATCCGACACAAACAACACATTGGTGCTGGTGGGCGCATCCGACGCATACGCCATCGAAGTCAGCGCAATCCCGCGAGGGGAGATGTAGTGCGTACCGGACTGCGAACCTGATGTGTTGATCGCAGCGCCGCCTGCGGTTGCGGACAAATTGAACGTGTTGCCTGATGCGTTGACAACGTAATACACCGTGCCCGCCGTCAAACCAGTTGGCAAAGAACCTGTGGTCAATAGCTGCACAGTCGTGCCGTTGGTGAGGGCCGAGCTGGAATACGTAAACACGCCCGGAGACGCAATCGTCACAGTAAACGGCGACATCACTGGGCCGGTCAACGCAGACCAGTAGTAAATTGGGCCGCCACGGTAATTGAACAGCAAGTCCTGCCCAAAGTTTTGTTGCCCCCAGATGCGCAGGTTGGCCGTACTGGTCACGCCAATACCCCAAGCCCCGCTGCCCCAAGCACCGACCCCCCAACCAGAGAGACCTTGTGCCAGCTCGTATCCGGGAGGAATCTCATAGATTGCGTCTACCGATGTGCCGCCACCACCCACGTCGTAAGCAGTTGCTGCCACAGGCAAGGTCACCGTGTAGTTGTCCGCATCGACAACCGTGATCTCGTAGTTCTGGTTGAGCACGTCAGCCGTGATGCCATTGTTGACGTACAAAGAGAAAGTGCCCGATCCTGCCGTAGACGTGCTGACAGCTGCGCCGCTTGGCACGTTGCAGAAATTCACTGTAGTGCCTGACACTACGTGGATGTAATACTGCACACCGGCAGTCAAACCAGTGGGCAACGTGCCCGTGCTGGATAGTATGACGGGGGTGTTCTCTGCCAACGCAGACGAGAGCGAAAAGTTTGTAGCCGTCGAGCGTGTAAATGTCTGAGTGCTCAACGCCTCAGCGCCCATAAATGTGACGTAGTCGCCTGTTGTGCCGCCGTGAGCGACATCATGAACCTCAAGCGTAGTTGAGCTGGTTGTGGCTGTGAACGGGTTGCTCAAATTTGAAGCAACAGACCGGATGGGCGTAACGTCGTTGTAGTAGCCGCCCTGCTCGATGTAAAACTTCAGGTGCGTGCCCACACCCGTCAAATCAATGCTGTTGAGCGTAGACCATGCCCACAGCGAACGGCAGACACCTTCGTAGCTATTTGAGGAAATCTGTTGCCACCCGCCAATCTTTTCAGGTGTGCCTTGGCGAAAGCGAACTTTGTCGCAGTCGTACCAACCACCCTCGGTGGTGTATCGGGTGTTCTCTTTGTTGACACCCGGCTTGAACAGAATCTTTTGCAACGGCATGGCGGGATTTTCCTACGTTTAGCCGATGGCGGCTAGTACCTTATCGTATAGCTTTTGGCGCTGCTCAAGGCCAATGAAACCACCGTTGATCTTCTTGGTCATGCCTTTGATGTCGCCCGCATCGGCGAACGTGGATAGGGCGTTCGCTTTCCAGAACCATCCTGCGGATCGGGCGGCTGCCAAAGGCTCAAGAAGCAGGTCAGGATTGCCGACAAGATCGAGACCCAGAGCATTTCCACATCTCGCATAGTTATCCTTGCCAGTTAGTTGTTTGAGACCTCTTCCCCGAAATTTCCACCCTTCGCCAGACTCGGCGGGGCCGTTGCCCATACGGGACGAGTACACCAAATTTGCGATCAGCTCCGGCTTACCGGCTATCGAGTTGGCCACCGCAGTGGGCGTCAGCTTGCCCTGTTTGTCCTTCACGGGCTTTTTGTCAGGGCCAAGCACTGCAAACCGATTCGGCCAACATGCGGCAAGCGTAGCAGCGCGGTAGTTCAGGTTTTCGCTCAACATGGTGTAGCCACCAGACTCATGGGAAGTCTGGGCCAGAAACGCAGCGACGCGCTGAGGCGTGTTGATCTCGAACTCAGTGCAAGTTTCCAGCAAAGGCTCAAGCCACTTGGCAGGGTCTTTGACCCCAGCCGCTACAAGCAGGGGGCTTTCGGGCCTCATTTGTCGCTCCCGCTAATGTCTTTCATCTTCTGGTCAACCGCCTCTTGGCTCTTGTTGCTGGAGCCGTAGAAGAAGCGAATCAGAGAGTTAACCGCAGTACCGATCAGAAAGCCCAAAATGATGTTGACGAAGTCACGGTTGTGATTGTCGATGGGTACAAAGGAGACGGCTGCAAAGTATGCAAACGACGCAAGGGTGATGAACCAAGCGTACATCTGGGTGAACTTCTTGGTGCTGTCGTCCTTCATATACATGTCGGTCGCACGTTGGGTAGACTTCTCGTCCAGCTCGGCCATAAACTCAGCGTGGCGGTTTGCTTCGGCTTGCAACTTGGCGTTGTACTCAGGGGTGGCTTCGCCCTCGGGCTTCAGCTCGATACCGAGCTTTTCCTGCACGGCGTCCACACCCTTTTCGATGACTTGGTCAGCGACCTTGTGCATCCCGTTGTTGATGAGGTTGGCAACGATGCCAGCAACGATAGGTAACATGCTCACTCCTTTTCAGGCTCAGGTTCAATTTTTTGTTTGGACTTCTTGTCCAGTTGCTCTGCGCGTTGCAGGATCACTTCGGTCTTTTTGATTTGCTTGTGGTTGTACGCCAAACCCAACACCGTCACAAACAGCAGCGCCAAGATCAACGACACAATAATTACCCACAGCCAAAATTCTTTCATAGAAGAGAAAACAGTCCCGTCATCCACAGGGCGGCTATTGCCACCACGATTGCGTAACCCAGTTTGGCTTTGAGCAGATTGCTGCGGTACTCGCGTCGCCATTTGTCATCCCTTGCTTGCTTTGCTTTCAACTGGCGGTCAAATTCGCGCTCTTCCAAAATCTGGTCGTACATCTTGAGGAATCGACTGTAGATGTCGGCCAACCCAATCTCTTTGGGCGTGTAGATCATGGCTTCACGAATCTGCACCGTCATGGCCTCCATCTGCATCTCGATCTGAATCCTGTCAAGTGCAGCGCCCTCAATGTCTGTGGTGGTCTTGGACTCCTCCTCTAGTTGCTGGCAATGCTCTGCAAGCTGCCGTTTGATTTCAAAAAATGCTTTGAGCTTCTCGCAAATGTCATGAATGGCATGTGCTTGGTACTCTTCATAGCTCAGTTCACGTTCTGGTTGACTCGGTCGGCGATCTGCCTTTTTCTCCACCCGCTCGATTTGTGGAGCCGCTGGACTACGCAATTCTGGTTGTGGAGTCTGCTTTGGTTTCTGAGCGCCGAAAAGACCCGCAACCATCGCCCAGAGAGCTTGAAGCTCGGCCCAGACGCCTTTCGCCTCGCCAACAAAAGCCTTAACTTCACCGACAGCTTTCTTGACTTCACCGATCTGCGCTTTCCCTTCCCGAAGAAATTCACACCCCTGCTTGATACCAGCAACGATCCCTTGTGCGGCCATGAGGAGCGTGAACGGGTCCACATCTTATGACTTGGGGTACTTGGCTTTGACAGCTTGGCACGCAGCGATGTACGCATCAATCTGCGCTTGGTCACCCTTCACTACAC